AGCTTGGGTCTCCAGATTCCCTGCTCCGAAGCAGCGGCGATTGCGCGCGGCTTTGGACTCCATAGCAGCGAATCGTGAGTTGTCGGCTGAGGATCTTTATGGTGAGGCCTTTGTTAAACGCGATGTGTTGTGTTTGTCAATAGACGGTGGGGTCGGTAAGGACGGAGATCCTAGACTAATTTCGCCTTCGTCAGACCGAGTGGCGGCACTTACCGGCCCATCGTTTCATGCAGCCGGAAAATTTTTGGCCGCTAGGTGGAATGCTAATTTCAATGTGTTCTACGCCTCTGGGGTTGATGGCGTGGACATAGGGAAATGGCGGAAGCACGCCTTCAATGACAACATGATCGCGTTAGAGAATGACTTTAGTCGCTTCGACCAGACGTGGAATCCGACCCTGCTCAATGTAGAGCTCGACGTGTGGCGTAAGGTTGGGATGCGTGAGGAAGTGTTGCGCACCATGCAGCGGCTCATTAACACCAAGGGACGTATTGCCGGACGGACGTACCAATATGTTGGCACGAGGAAGTCCGGCCATCCGAATACCTCGGTGGGCAATTCCTTGGGCAACGCCTTAATGCACCTTTATGTGATGACTTCTATGGGAACGGTTCCCCTGACCCAGGTTTTGAGACGGATTCGCATGGTGGTCTTGGGAGATGACAACCTGGTCTTCGTGGACCGGGATCTTGCCCTACCGTCACTCGATGCCATCAATGCTGGTTTCACAGCCTTGGGACTGCGATCCTCAATGGTGAGGGTTCCACCGTTGACTATGAGCTTTTGCTCGGCCGTGTTTGTTCCGGTCGCCGATTCTAAAGGCGGCGAACAATATGTGCTGATGACTAAGCCTGGCCGGACCATGGCTAAAATTGGCATTAGCACCAGTGGGGCTCCGGAGAATGAGTGGCCCGCATTGGCCAGAGGTGTGGCCATTGGCCATGCCGGTAATGCTCGTATCAATCCGATTTTGCGGGCCTACACCAACATGGTTCTACGGTTAACCCAGGGCACGAAGGAGGTACTGGAAGAAACTAAGTCTTGGCGGCAGTGGAAAGATAATGGATACGTGATGACCGAAGAAACCTGGGCGTTTTACAATGAAGTTTATTCTTGGGACAAAGATACCCAAAGGCGTTGGGAAGAACTGATGAACGAGGTTAAAAGCTTGCGCA